ACGAGATTGATACTGAAGTTGATCGCTACGAGAAAATGTATGAAAAAGGAACAAGACCTTTCTTCTTGTACACTGACAATTTAAAAGACGAGATTAGGCCTTTTGAGAAGATCAAACAAGGCAAGACTCGTATGTTCAGTGGTTCGCCTTTCATAATGTTGTTGCTGTTTAGGAAATATTTTGGAAGTTTCATGGATGAGTTCTGTCATATGAATTTAAACGTGGGATCAGCGATAGGAATAAATCCCTATGGAAATGATTGGAATACATTAGCTTCCAAGCTCTTAAGATTCAGCAAAAGTAGTGACGAAGAGTGTATTGGTGCTGGTGACTTCTCTTCTTTTGATTGCAGTCAACAGGTTGAAATTTTGAATAGGATTCTCACTATTATCAATGATTGGTACGGGCTTAATCCCAGAGAAACTTACATTCGTATGTGTCTTTGGTCCGAAATTACTAGTTCTCGTCATATTTATGACGACAAACTATATTTTTGGTATAACAGTTTACCTAGTGGCAATCCTTTAACTGCAATTGTTAATACCATGTATAATAATATTGCATTTAGATGTTGTTGGATCAGTATGGGGCTTGATCCTGTGCTTTTCAATAAGAATGTGTACCTCGTAGCTTTAGGAGATGATAACATATTTTCTGTTTCCGATAAGTATAGAGAAAAGTTCAATGAAATAACCCTAAGTGTGCACATGGCTAAGATAGGTTTGAAATACACCAACGAAAATAAAAGTATATCTTTTGTCAAGTTGAGGCCTATCTATGAGGTCAGTTTCTTAAAGAGAAGTTTCAGGTTTGAGAAAATTGTTAACAGATGGGTTGCCCCTATATCTTTGGAGACTATTTCGAATGAGTTGGACTGGACGAAAAAGATTGATAGCAATGCCATTAGTAAAGATAAAGCTATGATAGCTATAAGGGAACTTTCTCTTCATGGGAAAGCTAAATTTGATAAGCATTTTGAAGATATTAAAAATGCTGTTAGAGATAATATTGACAGTGTTCCACCTACTGGTGGATGGCCTCGAGATTGGATGGAAGTCTTGTTGACTGTAACTCAACTCGAGCACATTCTTTGCTAATCAAATATGACCGATTGTGTATGTCGATAAACTACCACACGTGCTTGTGTTGTGCGTTACTTTAGAAACACAGCCCCAAAGGCAACAGAAAGTGTGATCTTACCATTACTATAGTGTATGTATTGGTATTGCTGCTATCTGAATGTCGTGCCTTATTTAAGGAGAACACGGCGATGGCATTCCCATCATTCAAATCACACTACCCACTCAATTTGGATTAATGGTTCCACTTTGTTTTATACCACCATGCCTAACTCACAAGAAACCACCAACACTACAAAAACGAGCAACGATCAAGTTGTTCCAAATCAAGAAAATGAAGTTATAAAAGACATTAAATTGGACACCACCACATTCGTCAATGACGCCGTTGTCAAAGCTAATGACACTTCACACGTTTACCACCTTCCCGACGGATTTTTAAAAACTTCCTACGGCGGTGTTATTGACCAATCCCTTAAAGCGTTCTTAGAAAAACCAATTATTTGGGAAGCATCTAACTTTAACGTTACTGATACTTTTTCTACCTTTTTCCATAATTGGTCTATGCCTTATTCTCTTTTCACTTCACCAAATGCTGCAATTTGGTTGAATAAATTGAAAGGTTTTTATGGTATTAGAATGACTTTAAAATTCACCATCACTGTAAATGCCGATCCTTTCCAACAAGGTAGGTATATTTTAGCATGGGTGCCCCTTGCAGGAGCTGCTTATGATGGAACCAAGTATGGTTTGACTCTAAACCAAAGTTTGTGTTCCCTTGTCCAGCGTACCACGGTGCCTCATGTTGAAATTGATTTAAATAATGATACAATGGCAGAATTAACTGTTCCTTTTGTGTCGGTTAGAAATTATTGGAATCTTACTGAAGCCTTTTCTAGCACGCACTTGTCGGATCTCGGAATTCTGGCATTGTATCCTTATGAACCGTTAGTATCACCTTCGGGTTCTGTATTGGCCAGTTATACTATATTTGCATCTATGACGGATGTTGAGCTTTACGGAGCTGCATCTCCCGAATCAGGTGTAACTGAATGGGATGAACTCGCTAACACATTAAATAATGCTAACACCTACTTGAAAGAGTCTAAGGTAATTTCTAAAGTTACTGGAACCCTTGGTACAATTTCAAAATATACTGGTGACTTTTTGTCACTTTTTACCCCTGGAATCATCACAAAACCATTGTATACAGCTTCATGGATTTTAAATTCAGCTTCAAATGTTGCTAAGTTACATGGCTATAGTAAACCCACCCAAGGTGATTCCAATTTAAAAGTTCAAATTAGAACAAACCCCAACCATTCTACCGTAGATGGAGATAGTGATGCATGTCCACTAGGTATGATGGGATCCACCGGAGTAGCTTCAATGCCAGGGTTGGCTGCTACTAAGTATGATGAAATGTCATATGTTTCAATTGCAATGCGTCCAGCTTGGTTTAAAACGACAGATTGGGCGACAGGTAGAGATGCTGGATGG